AATGTTATGGGATATAGGAAATGGGGTTACGTTATGTAGAAAATGCCATCATTTTATACATCATAGTAAATGGGGTAAAGAATGGGCTTATTATAATTTACGGTCTTTAACTTACAAAAAAACAGGGTTGTATAGAAATGAACATATTGTTATGGGTAATTTAACAATGGGATTATGGGAAAACGATAAAGGTTATGAAGGTGCTTTCCCAGTTAAAGAATTAACAAAAGAAGAAAAAGAAAAGATGTTAAATAAAAGATATCCAATGAGAAATTTAAGAAAGGAGCTGATTAAGTGAAAATAATGATTATCGCCGCCCACCCCGATGATGAGATACTGGGTTGCGGTGGCACAGTTGCAAGGCTGACTCAAGAGGGCAAAGCAGAAGCTGATGAAGTTTTTACTCTGATATTAAGCAATGGAATCACTTCACGGGATAACTGGGATAAAAAGGAATTAGAGGACTTGAAGGTTAAATCAGCAGAGGCAAATTATATGGTTGGAGTCCCCTGGATTGCTATTGAGGATTTACCCGATAACCAGTTTGATAAAGTGCCGTTACTTGATGTAATCAAGAAAATTGATAAGCATATAAAATTTCATTTGCCTGATATAATTTTTACCCACTATGCCAATGACCTGAACATTGACCACCGGATAACCTACCAAGCAGTTATCACGGCTACCCGCCCCATGCAAAATGAATCAGTAAAGGAAATCTATTCATTTGAGGTGCTATCCTCTACCGAATGGAATTACCCGACTACCTTTTCCCCTGATACCTTTTACGATATTACCGATACCTTAAATACCAAATTACAGGCGTTGGCTTGCTATGATTCGGAAATGAGGGACAGTAGACACCCACGAAGTATAACAGGCGTTTGGAATAATGCCAAAATGTGGGGGCTGAAATCAGGCTTGGAATATGCAGAGGCATTTAAGACGGTGAGGAGGATTGTATGAAAATAATTCTTAGTTTTTTAATTTCTTTGTTAATTGTAATTGGAATATTTTTTTCGATTTTAGAGTAAATAAAGAAAGGAGATAAGAATGAACGATAAACCAAAAAAGGAATATAAAAAAGAACTTGAAAATGCACGAAAGTTTTTAATTGATAATTTAGTGATAGATAATATTGAGGCTGGTTTAACTAATTTTACGATATATGATTATTTAATGCAGTCTTGGGATAAGGAAAAAGAAAAAGTTACTGAACCTGGCTATATTACAATTACCTGTAAAACAAAAGATGCAACAGTGGGATTTAATTACAATGTAGGAACTTTTCATTTTAGCTGGAATGATTATAAGAAGTGGAAAAAGAAGAAAGGAATTAATTAAATGAGTTTAGAAGCAATAAAAGATTTACCCAAAGGAGAATACAAGGTTGAGATATTAGGAATACATGATAGATGTTTATCTGCAAAAGAAATTATGGAAAACCATAAAAAATATTTAGACAAACCCAAACTTGTATCCCTTATCCCCGCCCGTGGCGGTAGCCAACGTATACCCCGCAAGAACATCAAAGAGCTTTGCGGTAAACCCCTAATAGCATGGACAATCGAGGCAAGTTTGAAGTCAAAGTATATTGACCGAACTATTGTATCTACAGAGGATAAGCAGATTAAGGCGATTGCCCTCGAATATGGCGCAGAGGTGATTGACCGACCGAAACAATACGCAACCGATAAGGGCAAATGGGAAATAAATGGTATAGTTCAGCACTTTAAGGACACCTTGACCCAACAGGATTACCACCCTGATTATATGGCATTTCTTCATGTAACATCACCGCTTCGGACTGCAAAACATATTGACGAGGCATTTGAACAGATGATAGAAAAGAATCAGCTATTGACAGCTTCATTCACGCCCTTTTATCACTTGCCCAATACACACTTAAAGGCTATTGATGATAAGGGCATTACCAGAGATGTTTGGGAATATCAGTATACCAACCCGATAGATAAAGGACTTCCGAAACTTTATTATTTCAACGGGGCAATCATGATAGGCTATTACCCGATGTTCAATTATTACTCATTCACGAGATTGCCTGTATTGGGCTATGTCATGAAACAGGAAGACGGTATTGATGTTGATACTATGTTTGATTTTAAGGTAGCGGAAATGATGTTAAAGGAGAGGGGGAATGGAAAAAGAAATGATTGATGTAGTTTGTTGGAATTGCGGAAAGAAATTTAAAGCACCTTTGGATAATTACTATGCTGGTGAATTATTTTGTTGTGATGAATGTAGATTGGAAAGTATTAAAAAAGACTTGAAAAGAAAACAAGAGCGGGAAGCTCACGGGTATTCATTTTAAGTAATTTAAATCAATGGAGGTAGAAAGGAAATGATAAGAAATAATGAACACAAAGGAAATCATAAGGAAACATGAGCCGTTACTCAAGAAATTTGCTAACCGTTACAAATATTTAGGCTATGATGACATTTACAATGAATGTGTGATGTATCTTTTAGAGGCATACCAAAGAGGATTAAAAAATCCCGAATATCATGTTGACAACAAAATCCGCAAGTTTGTCAAAAATGAGATAACTTTCAATAATAATGTTTTTTACGGGCTTGACCCGAATGACATCAAGGAATGAGAGGAGATGATTAATAAATTGCTATTATTTGAAATGCGACAGGCTATCAGGGGCAGGGAAAAGGAAATTATATATTTATATTATGATTATGGCTATACCGAAAGAGAGATTGCCTTAATAATCGGAGTAAGCCAACAGCGTGTCAATGCTATTAAACAAAAAGCAATAAGCAAAATGAAGGAGTGTATAAAATAAAAAATATGATAAGGTGTTGTAATTCACCATAAAAACTTACTATTCTATTAAGTAGGAAGTGTGTATTAATTAACTTCAATTTACCCCACCCAATCCCCAGAAAAGGACACTATGAAACTACAAGACATGACCCCTCTATCCAAAGAGGAAATAAACGAATTACAGGTAGATGCCATATTACGCAAAATGGGCGAACTTGACGAGGCACTCTATGAGATTAATCAAGTAATGATAGAAGCCAACGAAAACTATTACCGAGCCAAAAAACAGCTTGAAGATGCCAAGAACTTAAAGAGCATTATTGTTGAAAGGGCGAGGAATTTAAAAGCTATTGCCAATAGCGCATAGGTGATTGATATGGCACGATATACCGAAAAGGATAGAGAAAATGCTATTGCTAAATTAATTACCAGTATTAATCCAAAAACCAAACAGCCAAATTATTCAAAAGTATCTAAAGAAACTGGTATATCCCGAAATGCTTTAAGGCAATGGTACAAAGAAGAAGATACTGACAAAATAGAGCAGTTAAGGACACTTAAAAAAGCAGAGTTTATTAACAACGCATGGGAAGTTATTAACGAGGCGTTTCCAGTATTAAAGAAAAAAGTTGGATTTGCTTCTGCTGGACAGATTTCCACAATCATAGCAACCATGTATGACAAACAGGCACTGGCTTCAGGCGACCCCACCGAAAGAACAGATGAAAAAGTAAATATCATATTCAAAGATGAGTAAATGGATATAGAAGTAAAGCGCATCAAGAAATTTACAGAATTTCTCAACACCACCACCAAGCGTATCAACATCCTCTATGGCTCGGCTGGTTCAGGCAAATCCCACCGAATGGCACAGCACTTTATCGAGAAGCTATACCGTGAGGAAAATAAGCGCTTTCTGGTATTACGCAAAACCTTACCGGCATTACGAATCACAGCCTATAAACTAATCCTGGAACTGCTGAAAGAGTATAACCTACCCCATAAGCTGAACAAAAGCGAGATGCTGGTAACCTACAAAGATAATGAAATGCTGTTTAAGAGCTTGGACGATCCGGAAAAGATTAAATCATACGAGGGTAACTACTTATGGATTGAGGAAGCCACTGAACTAAGCCATGATGACTTCTTACAGCTCAACCTACGGCTACGGCGCAAGAATGATAAAAAGAATCAGATGTTTCTGACTCTTAACCCTATATCAGCGCTTCACTGGATTAAGACCCGATTAGTTGATGTTGACCGTGATGATGTAGCCTTAATGCACTCCACATATAAAGACAACAAGTTTTTATCTCCTGAATATGTTGCAGAGCTTGAGAATCTACAGGAACAAGACGAGAACTACTACAAGATATACGCACTCGGTGAATGGGGAATACTTAAAGATATTATCTACACCAACTGGCAACCTATCCCCTTAAAAGATTACCCGAAAGACGATGATGTTGATGAAATTATTTACGGACTTGATTTTGGCTACAACAACCCATCTGCATTACTGGAAATCAAAATAAAAGACAATGTCTATTATGAGCGTGAACTTTTATACGAAACAGGACTCACCAACTCGGACTTGATAGCAAAGGCCAATGACCTGATACCAGACAAGAACAGACCCCTCTATGCTGATTCAGCGGAAAGCGACAGGATAGAGGAATTCAAAAGAGACGGTTTTAATGTTTACGGGGCTGATAAGGGCAAGGGAAGCGTAAAGGATGGAATAGACTTTGTCAAACGGCAGGATATAAGAATTACCAATGACAGTGTGAACCTGATTAAGGAAAAACAGTCATATAAGTATCGGGAAGATAAGGACGGCAATGTAATAGATGAGCCTGTTAAGTTTGCTGACCATTTAATGGATGCTGAAAGATACGCAATAAAAACCCATGCCAATGCGGTAACTCCGCAGATTGTGATTTTATGATGAAACAAGTTGAAAGAGAATTACTGGCAATCGAAGTCCAGGATTATATCTACCAGAAGTCAGGGCAGATAATGGATGAGGTTTTAGATTTGTTTCCGGAAATAGAGGAAGTAGGGGCAAGTATAGTTTTGGAATATGCAGAAACCACAGGGAATTTAGAGGACATTATGAAGGGCGATGATGCCATTTGAATATAATTGAAACAGTAAGGAATATTGGGAATAACATCTTTAAAGCTCAAAACGGGATTAAAAATGTTTTCCTGTCTAACTGGCAATATAACCGAGAACTCCTGACCGAAGATGACAAGACCAAACAGCTACAGGCTTATAAAAGCTGGGTATATATATTTGCCAACAAAAATGCCATATCGGTTGCTCAAGTCCCCATGAGGCTCTATGTTGCCAAACCTTCCAAAACATCTAAAATCTATACCAAATCAAAACCTGTTGACCTTGCAACAAGAAAGTATCTCTATGCCAATGCAGGGCTTGATAATTATCTGCGCAAGGCTGAAGATATAGAGGAAATACAGGAACATAGATTACTGGACTTATTTAAGCACGTTAACCCATTTATGAACCAGTTTGAATTAAAAGAGATGACCGACCTGCAGCAGGAACTATGCGGTAACAGCTACTGGTATATTGCCAATGACCAGATGGGCTTGCCATCGCAGATATTTTTTGTACCCCCTGACAAGATGAAAGTTATACCAGATAAAAAGGACTGGCTAAAAGGTTATGTTTTCCGCAACTCCAGTGAAGAAATCTATTACAAGCCTGAAGAAATTATCCATTTCAAATTCCCCGACCCAAAGAATGACTACTATGGTTTATCGCCTGTTATGGCACTGGCACGCACTTATAATTTAATAATCGATATGGAAATATATCAGGATAATTTTCTGGATAATCAGGGGATACCGTCAGGAATATTGACAAGTGAGGCAAACCTGACACCCGACCAGATAGCACAGATGAGCGAACAGTGGAATCAAAAGTATATGGGAACGAAAAAGGCAGGCAAGACCGCTTTTCTGGGCGGTGGCTTGAAATATACCCCTATTACCATATCCCCAAAAGACATGGGAGTTTTAGCCGATGATGCCCATGCAAAGGAAAAGCTCTGTAATGCCTATGGCCAGTCTTTAGGACTCTACAGCGAGAACGCAACCGAAGCCAATGCTACTGTTGCCTATAAGTCATTCATGAGGGACGCTATCAGACCACGATTAAGGCGCATGGAACAGAAGATCAATGAACAGCTATGTCCACGCTTTGACGAGAATATATTTATTGCCTTTGACAATCCAGTTCCGGAAGACAGGGATTACCTACTCAAGAAACGGGACAGCGATTTAAACCACTGGGTAATGAGTATTAACGAAGTAAGGGAAGAAGAAGGTAAAGAGCCTGTCCAGTGGGGAGATAAACCCATTGTACCGTTTAATGTTATGCCATTTGGAACTACGGCATCTACTGGACGGAATAACAATGAACCCGCTAAAGGGAAACAAAAAGAACCAGAAGATGATGAAGATAGTGATGCAGAGAAAGAAAAGATAAATAATTTCCGTAACCTTTACTGGGAAACCTTTGTTAAGGGAATTGACCCTTATGAAAATAGATTCAAAGTAGAAGTCAGGACATTGTTTCGCAAACAGGAAGAAAAAGCACAGGTGTTATTACAAAAAGGCAAATCATTAACTAAAGACCCTATACCTGCAACAGAAATAATTAATCTACCAACTACGGATGCTGAACTTAATGCATGGGCAAAAGCAACCGTTCCCCATATTACCGAAGTTACCAAAATAAACGGTGAAAGGGCATTAACTAATTTGGGAATTACCACAGGCTTTGATGTTACCAATCCATTGGTAGTTGATTTTATTAAGAATCATTCTGGAGAATCTATCAGACAGATTGCCAGAACTACACAGGAAGCGTTAAGAGATACTTTGTTTGAGGGAATTCAAAACGGTGAGAGTATACCGAAGTTAAGTAAACGGATAGCTGAAGTTTATCAAAAAGCAAAGGATTACCGAACCGACAGAATAGCCAGAACAGAAACAGCAACAGCGGCCAATCAGGGAACTCTGGAAGCCTATAAACAATCAGGGGTAGTTAAAAAAAAAGAATGGATAACAGCAGATGATGAACGGCTTTGTGATTTATGCGCTCCAATGGATGGGGAAGTTGTTAATATAGATGACAATTTTAGTGCTGGAATAAGCGCTCCACCCCTTCACCCAAATTGCAGATGCACAATTGTGGCGGCGTTTGAACAGATGGATAAACCACCAGAGTCAAGATTTACACCCGCAAGCTCTATTAAGGAAGCGGAGGAATATGCAAAGAGATTTGCTGATAATGTTAGTTATCAAGGATTGGATTTAGATGTTGCTAATTCAATTAATAAACATATTTTAGATATGCAAGAAAAATATAATCTAAATAAATTAAAAAATATTATAGCTAAAAATATACGTCAATTACCTCCAGATGTTTTAGGTAGAGCAGGTTATTGGCCAAAAGAACTAGAATTTTCTACTGCTTTAAATTCAAAGGTAGGTTCAAAAGGATATATTGATGCTTATATTAACAATATAAATAATAAATACAGTGCTGGAGGAATAGCCAAAAATGCTGATGATGTTATTAATGTCATTGTAAAACATGAAATGGCACATTTGCAATTTAGTACAAGTGCATCAGAAGTAATTGGAGAAACAGTGATTAGAAAGATGAAAAGTATTAAAAGGGCTTATGTAACAGCATTAAATAAAGCTAACTATGCTGATGATATTGTTTTATATAACAAAATAAAAATTTCTGATTATGCAACAACAAATTTAGATGAATTTGTGGCAGAGGCATTTGTTGATTATAAGTTTAATAAAAATCCATCAAAATACTCTAAAGATGTTTATGAAGTGTTAAAGGAGATTATAGAAAACAAATGACAGTATTTTTGCCAAATTGTTTTAAATGTAAATATTACAACAGATATGACCCTGACAAACATAGTTGCAAAGCATTTCCAAGAGGAATGCCGGAAAAGGTATTTTATAACAAAATAGACCATGACCACATTATTGAAGGGCAAACAGGGGAATATGTTTTTGAAGAAGACAAAGAAGATTAAATGTCTTTATATATGACTAATTAACGAAAAGAGGTGGCTATGAATGGAATATATTACACAACGAATGAAGCTGAAAGATGTATTTCCAGAGAAAGCCAAAGAGATTGCCAAGCGATATAAGAAAAAAGAAGATGATATAGAGTTTATCCGTAAAGGTGTTTGCCCTACTAAAGTTGAATCTGATGAAAAGGATAATGCTATTGTTTCTTATATCACTACCAAGACCAAAGACAGAGACAATGAGATTGTTGATCCTGAAGGGGCGATACTGGATGATTACCGGAAAAACCCTGTTGTCTTATGGGGACATAACTACACTGCAAGGGAACTTCCACTTGGCAAAAACCTTTGGATTAAAAAGGATA